TTCAAAGACCCGTCACCCAATGTCATACTGGGAATATTAACTGCAACTGTTCCATTATCGTTTTTAATTACAAACGTCATCCGAACAGTTTCATTGGCGCGAATCTTGTTAATAACTTGGGCGTTGGTAAATACAAGTTGCGCTGTTATAGTCACGCCGAAATTACCAGCATTCATAAATTTAGCACCAAGCGTCCCAAGAACTTTTTCAGGGGAAACGTTGTTGGTGATCGACAAGTTCAATGATTTGAAATCGGTTGTAATTCCATTATCATCGACTTCAGCAATTCTCAATCTCGCAATATCCGCAGAAGTATTAAATGCTGTTGTGGTTACCGGCGTCACTGCTGCACTTGCGCCTGCTTTACGAGACCCAGCCACAACAGGGTTATCCGTATCAGTGCCAATAAAGTCATAGGTCAACTCTGACTTGTTGGTTAATGGCAAATCAAAACCTAAAGTATTTAAAAAATTACCTTTGGCATACTGATACATGTCAGCGTTGCCAGTATCTAGTCCGATAAACTGACCTTCAAAATGGACAGATCTTTCGAGGAATTCTGAATCAGTTGTTTCCACATTGCGGAAGAATTCGCCAAATAGGATATCAACGGCGGTCGCTGGGTCTGTCGCATCTGTAAATTGTAGTGCGTCATCCACATCATCAAAAACAATGTCATTCGCAGCAAGTAATACAACCCGGCAATGCCCGAACATGTCATTGGCAGCTGAATTTTCAAAAGCCCGTTGAGATGCTCCATTTGCATCCTGTGAACCAATATGAACAATTTGCCCAGGGGTCAGCCCTAATGCAAGTAATGTGGTGCCTAACCCAGTTGCATTCAACGTTGCCTGATTCACACCATCCCAAGTCCAAGTGACTGTGGTTGCCGCAGATACTTGAAATCCAGCAAACGACAATCTAGCTGAGGCCGGGGACGTTTCATCGACTAGATTTTCGACAACCGAAATGGCAGTGGCTGCGGCTGCAATATCTGCATCCACAACTTTCAGCCCGTTATTCGCAGCCGCGGTATTGCCTGATACATAAATCAGAGTGTCAATTTCAAACTTGTCTGCTTGTGCAGCGGATAATGCTGATACTGCGTAACTATCGCCTGTTGTTTCTGCGGCAGTTGTAACGAGGTTGCTCACATCCGTATTAATACCTGTGGCAAAAACTAAAGCCTCAGCAAAATCACGAACTGAATCTCGTGTGGCATCTGTTGTAAACGATACCGCGCTGTCAAGATCGGTTATAGATCCTTTCAAGTTTTGACGGTTTGGACTTAGCGGTGCACGTGGAACCGTTGTAATCGTTGCCCCGTAAGTTGATATAGCGTTTGGCTCAAGGCGCTTCCACCCTGTCGTATCTGCGGTGCCAAGTGCAGTTTCGTTGACAAAAGACAAGCCAAAATTATTTGTTAGTGTGCGACCCATTTCTTACTCCTATTTGATTTCTTCATATTGAAAATTAATTTCAACTTGCAATTGATACCACTCACCATCCGGGCCAATGTCTCTGATTATGGAATCTTGACCCACTACACCATTAAATCTTTCACCCTCAAATAAATCCTCGATCTGTTTCGCAAGTGCTACTCCGCTCGAACTACCCTCATTTATTGGGCTAAAAACCTGTGCAAATATAATCCCATTTCGATCATATTTTCTATTTCCACTCTGGCCCAATGACCTTTGGCCGCTAACTGCCAATCTTGATACTAATCTGATCCAAGATGTGGATATATCATTACTCGCTGGCGTCTCATTCGTAAATGAAAACGGAGTGGTCGTTCCCCACTCGGTAACAAACCGATCATTAATTGCCTGTTGCGCTTGGTCTAATGTGGTCATGTACTTTTAGCCAAACCAGCAGCAACCCCAATTTGCACAAATCCAACGGGCGCTTTTTTCGAATGTCCATCATTTAAAGATCGAATATAGGGCACATTATTGCTTATAAAAATATCCTGACCATCGTTGTTTGTCTGTGCAGTCAATGTCCCAACAACTTGAGCAAGTGATGCCTGACTGGCACTCGATGCGCCTCCGATATCGTCTCTCGACCCAACAGTAGAACGTGAAGGGGTTCCAATCCGAGCAACCCAATTATTAGCCGCCCAGCTCGTATCCCTTGGGGTCGTTGTTGTCAATTCCTTATGGATATTTAACACTAACCTCGCTCTCTCTTTTCCGACGAAGTTATTCATATCCACAATTATTTTACTTGCTTGAGGACTCATCCCAAGGCGACTTTGTTTTTGGTTTCAATTTAGCTTTAGCGGGTTTGAACGCTTGCGCAGCAATAGGGGCTTTTACTTCTCCCACTATTTCTGGCTTAAGAATCGAATCTGACTTTGTGAGATTAATCATTGATTTCGCCCACATTGATCCTTTAACGCCAATTATCCGCCTGCGGTATAAGCTGCGAATATGGAAGCCTTTGAATATCGTTTTATCGATTGGATCACCCGGTTTCAACGATTCTTTTTCCGTCAGCCGCAAATGCTTGACTGCCACAAATTCAAGTGATCGATTAAATAGCTGTTGTCTGACCATTACTTTGCCCTTTTTGATGTTCTGCCGATCTTTATTATTAACAATCGGCAGAACTTCCATTGCTGGTGCTATTAAGCAGCGCTTACCGTGGTAAACATATAGCCCAAGTCTGCGGCTGTCAGTTTCTGGTCGTAGGACATTTGCCCTTCGATCCGATCTGACTCAATGTTTTCTTGACGGAAACGCTTGATCCGTATGCCGTTAGTAGTGGCACCCAAGAAACCAGTCCAGGAGAAAACTACACCTGCGGTCGGCTCATCAAGTGATACTGAGTTTGGCGCGTAATACAGCAATACATCATCGCCACCAATAAAGCTAATAGCATCCGCAGCACCTTCGATTGCGGTGTTCTTGACTGCATCCATTACAAAGATTTCGTCAATCTCGAACAGTTGAGCAACCAATGTCCGCATAACCATTGCAGGCAACGCGTTATTTGCTCCGCCAGTAATGCGTGACAACATGGCATCATTGTCGGTCAACGTATCCCATGCTTGGCGGCCAAAAATCATCTTATTAGGACGAATTCCAGTCAAGCCTTGGATGGTACGCTTACCAACTTTGACATCAGCAATCGGATCACTTGCAGCGGCTGTCCAATCTTTATTGATAGCTGTAGTCCAACTACCCGAGGTCATGAAAGTTGTGGCAAACTCGATTTCCCGTGTAATCATTAAGATTTGGGAAACATATTGAGTGGCTGAATTGTCGAGGGCGATTTGAGAATCTGCGTTAGCACGATCACGGTCGCTTACGTCTTTATGCCAAGCATCAACGCCGGCAAAATATGGAGTCGTTGACAAACGAAATCCACCGCCACCAGACTCGGTAGCATTAGCTCGTTTAGTATTTTGGACGCGCCAGAAATCACCTTTGTTAAACTCATAGTAAAGGTCCGATTGCTTGCTTACTGGCAAATTCGGAAACGCTCGCAATGAAATGAAATTGGATTCATCTTGCAAGTATTTTTGGCTAAAGTTAGTCAGCGGTACATTTACATGTACGTCACCGGGCGTTGGATTTGTAGGCATTCTAAAACTCCTATTTAATAATTAATATTTAGCAGCTATTAGGCTACAAATTCGCCAGCAGCTTTGCTAGCTAACACGGTGATCATCTCACCAGCGGCACCAGTCGTATTCAGCGCCCAGCCTAAAGTTCTGGCTGTTGCACCAACTGCGGTGATAGCTCGTCCAGTCGCATCAGACATTACACGCGCGCCAACGGTTACAACTGCACCCGCTTCAACATCGATTTTGCCGCCATTCAAAATGGCAACTGGAATTGGCACTGCACTTGCCGCGGCCGAAGCCTCTTGACTAACGCCGATTGCATCAATACCGCTCAAAGTTTCGTCAACTTCTCCATCGGCAACAACGGATACAAACCGATTTTTATTAATTACATTTGCCGCGACTGGAGTCATGGTAATGTTCTGTAATAGTTCTTGAGTCATAAAATTACTCCAATGTATTTATAATTTACTTAACCAGCAACTGCTACGGCGTACAACTTCGGATTTGCTTTGGCTACAACATCATAGGCAGTGTAGAAATCCACCGATTCTTTCTCAGCGTGTGCTTTTGCAAGTTCGTCTAATTTCTGCAAGGATGCTGACTTTTCCAATACTTCGCCAGTCACTTCGCCTTCGGTCGTACCGATAGTTTCAAACGACTTGCTCATTGAAGCATTCTTGGCTTTCAAGGAATCAATAACGGCTTGTTTTACTTCGCCATCTTCAATCGTCTCAACTGCCTTTAGTAAAGCAACTCGGGTTTCCACAGTGCCTGGCATAAATTCAAGCTCAGTTTCTGCACGTTTCGCAAGCTGAATATTAAGATTGGATTCAAGCTGCTTTGTTAGTTGTGCTTCAGTGTCATCTGCACGTTTTGCCATTGCTACCAGTCGAGAATCATCTGACTTGTGGAAAACTTCACCGGCTTGTGAAGTGTATACAACAGGATCAGCGGCTTTCAAAACTTCAAGCTCTGCTGCCCGGTCCTCTTTCGATTTGGCTATGAATTTGTCTTGCTTTGCTTTGGTAAGTGATTTGTAATGCTCTTTTTCAGCATCATTCAACTCTCCATAAGCCTTGGCAAAAACCAATTCAGCGTTCACGGTATCAAGTTGTTTTTGAATTTCCGCTGTTTCTTCCGCGGTGTTCTCTTTATTCGGCATATCGTCATTCTCCAAATTTTGCCATCCGCCCTGAGCGGTAGTATCAAATGAAATTTGCCCACCTTGTTTCAAGATGTTCAATTCCAAACCTAGTACACGTGCCCGGCGTGCTATATGTTGGGCTACATCCTGGTCACAATTAACCTGATTGTAAACAATCACAGCTTTCTTGAGATCCTCGGAATTCTGTATTGGAAACGATCCATCAGCCATACTTATATCGTCCGGCCAATCTCGCTTGGTAAACCCTGCTGATTTAAATTCTGAATTCTCAGACATTTGCAAATCACGTTCAATATTTTCCCGAATCGCATCGGTGAATAACATTGCATTAAAATCGTCCACGTCTATTTCATGAGTGTGCCCATTGGCTTCACCCATTATCAATTCTCCGTTTTTCACAAC